CGCGAATATCACCACCGCGCTTTAGGAACTGACTCCGTAGCAGCTCACCACTACAGTCAACAAATCCCGCGCTCGCCGGGTCAGTCCCAGCAGAAACCTGGCCAGCAGGGCCGGTGAACGCCTTTCCGGTGCGCTCTTGCAGCAGCACGTCATTGGGATTTACAAGCGTGCCGCCCGCCTCGAAGCTGCCATCGACTAGATTGTAACCAGCCTCCGCATAGCTGCGTCGCAGAGCTTCGCGCAACATCAGATCCTCTCTGGCCCAGCCGCTCCCGCCAGAGTTTGGATTTGAGCTGTTGCCGTCCACTCTGTTTGTGTAGATGGCTACCCCATCATCTCCAAGTACCATGGCACCAATGGGGTAGCCGCCAATTCCAGACGCAAGAGTCGCGCTAAAAGTCGGTTGGCCTCCGGCTTGCATGTACCGCAGGATTTTCGTGATCTCGTAAAATATTCCATTGAAGTCTTGGCCGGCAGGAGGCAGGCCCCCAGCCTCTTCCGGTGTCATGGTGATATCAGGGAAGCCATTGTCGAAACCTGCAGCTCCAGTGGTGTTGTTTGCATTTGCAGGGATCGGGTTTTTTGGTCCGGTACTGGCCCACGGGGTGATTATCTTGTCTGGTTCTGAAATAGACATTATGCGTCCTTATATTTCTAAAATTGATGGAACAACACCGCCAGGGCTCGGCACCGCATCACTGTTAAATATCCCTCGCTCCCATGGCTCAAGCTGGAACTCGAATACATACTGAATCTCCATCCCCCCCTGATCTTTTACATAGCATCTACCCCTTCCAGTGAATATTTGCTGCAGCATTCTGTTGAGGTTGAATGTTGTCAGATCTGAAATGTTAGTGAAAGCCTTGGCAAGTATCAGGGTTCTGAAGGCTGCGTCGGACAAATTATATGACTGACCACCGGGATTTCCGTCATAAAAAACTCCATGGCCAAACGGTTTCCAACTCTGGTTTATGGTCGCGGTTTTGAATCCGAAGTATTCCCCAGGGCGCACCGTTACCACGCGACCCTTTTCAAGTCCTACTATTCTACCCCAGATGTCAAGACCAAACCCCTGCGCAGTGTCCACGTTCCATACAACATCATAAAATTCATCAACCCAAGAGGCGGCGAAGTATTCCGTATGGTAGCTAACAAACTGCTTAATGCGCGGGGACGCGGCGTACTGGCGCATGGTGATCATATAACCTGAACCTCTACATCAAGAGCGGACAGGGTTGGAGCTTGATCTATCCCGATTTCAATAGAGTCGGTATTTGCGGTGGTGGCGCCAACCTTGATGACCAGGATCAGGATTGACTGGGCGATTGCGGCCACGCCAGCGTAATAGCTGGATGCAAAAACAACCCCACCGACACGAGCCCTGGATTGTGAGTCGCCGGCTCCACTGAAGGTATCAAGCACTGACTGGCGAACCAGCTGTTGCAGGTTTGACGGCAGTGCTGGATTGGCCCTGATCTGCACCAAGAACTTTACAGCCAAAGCCGCAGGCCGCTCGAACTGGATATCGTAGGTCGGGTAAGGGAATGCCACTCCGCTCTCGTCATCGGTGACCACCACGGTGGTATTGCCGTCCAGGTTGCAGCCTCCGTTTTTGCGTTGGTAGATCGCCTTGGCGACATCGGAGTCGGATCCTCCGACAACCGCAACATATACGCAGTTAGCTGGTATCTCGTGTGCGGTTGGCCCAACCTCCACAGGCGTTCCTCTGCGGTTGTCGTAAGCGTACACATCAAGAACCCCTGGCACACCCCATACAGCACCACGAATTGACGGGGCAGATCCAGAACCGTTTTTGGATACTGACGCAAAGCGTCGCGCCTCGAACTCTGCTCGAGACTCTTGGTTTGTTCCGGTGACGGCTGCCCCCGCATTGTTGATGGCATCCCATCCTAGCGAGGCCTGAGCTATCCGGTTTAGCTCCCCGATCCCGAGTTTGACGGGGCCGGGTGTGGTGCACGCAAACTCAACCGTAGCGACGCCGCCGATCGGGAATGTGACCGTCCCACTGGAAGTCCAGTAGAGGCCATTGACGTCGCGAGCCAGGGCTCCGGCCGACAGTATCGCCCCTGGCTGACCGGTGACGGTGGCCAGAACCACGGAAGAGGTGGCCCCTTTGCGGCCAAGGAAGTAAATCCTCCCTATGCCGTCCTGCATGCGCCCCTCGCTGGTCGCCGGGTCAACTCCGGCGATCACGGCTGACACAGCAGCATTGGCATCAGTGATATTTTGCGTCAGATTGTCGGCAAGGTGGGCCTGCGGCGTGGCGCTACTGGTGACGTTCAGATTGCCACCGAATGCCACGTTGTAGTCCGTGAGCACCCCGGTACGGATAGCCGTAGCCTGCGGCACGGTGATGCCTTGGTAAGTGATTGTTAATTTTGGAACGCTAGACATTGATGGTTGTCCCGTCTGTCAGTGTTGCTTGAATTTGCCCGGTAACGCCACGGGACTGGTCATAGATGAGCACAGGTGTGGCAGACGCCACATCAGGGACGCGCAAAGCCTCCTGCTGGTACCACGCCGCCAGCGTGGCTTGCGCTGGTCGCTGGCCAAGCACCGATTGCTCGTAGGGGATGCCATCGTCGGTACTGTAGGGGGCTTCACCGCGCCACAGTAGCGACTGGCTGGCCACGTCCTGCGCCACAGAGTAGGCAGACGAAGACAGCGCAATGCTGCCAGAGGCGTCAACATCCAGATCCCACGTCGTCGGATTCAGAAAAATCGTGTCCATCAGTTCGCCTTCGTCAGTGTGGTGAGTTGGCCGGTGCCCATCTCTTGATCTGGATTGGGGCCACTTCCGTGAGTGTGGCTGTTGAACAGCTCCACAAAGCGCTCATCTACCAGTTTGCGCACATCGGCGCCAGTGTCACCCAGTTTAACACCGGATGCGTTGTGAACCAAAATCCCGCCATCGGTGATCTGGATGTAGCTGGTCGGCGTGCCATTGAGGAAGCCGCCAAGATACAGCGCATCGCTGAAATCATGTGACCGCCAGCTACCGGGAGGAGCGGCATCCTTTACCGACTTTACGGCCGAAATATCACGAGAGCAGAAGCAAGCCATGCCAATGTCACCCGGTGACGGATCCACGATCACAGCATTGGTGCCGCCCTGCAGGCGGAAATATGGCACGTTGCTGATGGTGCCGTGCTGCACGGTGTTGCCCTGGCCGTCCACCATGTCCACCAGCACCTGGATGTCTACCTGCCCCACTGGTGCGAGCCCGGCGTTGCGAACAGCCATCACCCGCACAGGGAGGGCCGTCTGCAGCTTTAGCATGGCCTGTTGAATGGCGAAGTTGAGGCCGTTCTGCTCGCTGTCGAAGTCTGACGGGAGGGCTAGGGGATTGTTGCTTTCTGCCATTAGCGGGTCCTCACAAACTGGCTGATCGCATTCGCATTCACATACATGAACCACGCGCCGCCCGGCGTCTCGCAGTCGAGATTTACGGCCACGCTGCGGACGTACCAATCACCAGAGCACGGGGTGACGCTGGTTTCAAGCTTGATCTGGCGCCCCCGGTAGATGCCAGGGTCGTACAGGCACATGAAGTCCACCCCCAAATGCGTTGGCGTCGGCCAGCCAACCAGACCCAGTTCGCTATTCATCACAACCGGATCCTGGCTGCGCGGAGTGCCGATTGGCGCTATGGCGATCAGGCCTTCGGATGGCTCGATCCATAGCTGGCAGCGGGCCATGTCGCACAGAGTGCGCAACTGGTTCAGGTACGACCCGCTCAGGTAGGCATCCGACACGGTGACATCCACGCCGTTATTTTCCAGCGGAAGGCCGATCTTCTTGCAGAGCCCCCCGGCGATAGTAGCCACCTTCTGCGGCCCGGGCCATGAGGTTGGCGGGTTGGCGTCAACGGATGATTGCAGGGACTGGTACGCCTCGATCATAAACGACACATCCGGCGCGCCCATGTAGTCAGCATAGGCGCTGCCGATGGTGCCAAGGAAAAGCGTGTTGTATTTGCCATCCGGCCCGGTAGCCTCCACCAGCACCTCGTTGCGCTGCAGCTCGGTGTTGACATAGTTGATGATGGTCAGGCGGTTCATCACATCTTGCGCCAGGCCCTTGATGGAGATCCGCGCAGTGGCAAACTGCCAGCCGCCGGGGGCGTTGATCTGCACGGATGAGCGGAACCCTTCATAGACAACCGTGTCCGGCTCGCCAGGGCCATCGAATGACCCTGTGCGCATCTTGAAGGTAAACCTCAAGCCTCGCTGTTGAAAAGAAGTTGCCACCGGCTGCTCCATCCTGTGTAGTCGGGCGCGTCGTCGCCCTGTGTGTCATTGACTGCTATATCGCCGATGAAGCCGGTGTACGGCACCCGTAGGATTGCCGACCTGTTGACCATCAGCACTGTGTCACAAAGAACCTGTCCAGTCCATGACGCACTCAGATACTGGCGTCCGCCAAGCTGACGCAGGTACAGCGTAACCGGCTGGCCGGCAAGCGTCACCTGCACAGTCTGGGACGGCACGGCGCGCAGAGGGATTTGTTCTATTGCCATAAGCTCCTCACGTTCCAAAGGTGTCTGTTGGCGCAGTAACTTGATAGTCCCACTGAATATCCTTCACCGGCTCGATAGCCTCGCCAAGCTGCACCCGTGCGGTGGGGGTAGGCGGGACGTTGTTCGGGTCGGCTATCTTGCTGTTGCTGTATACCACTTGGGTCTCCCTGACTTCCTGCATCATCAGGTCGGCGACAATCATCCCGGCCCCGCTGGACGCCCCGCGCAGGATCCGATATTCGACCAGCGTGTAACCGCTGTACCGCTTCTCCGGCATGACAATATCCCACTGGGTGGGCAGGTTCAGGTTTTCTTGCAGCCAGTCGGTGATATATGAGCGGGTCGAGGCCCGCCCTTCCTTTGTGACCCGCAACATCAGCATGCCGGGATTACGCACTTTGTTGTAGCTGGTGAAACTGCCACTCTCGATGGGATAGCTTGATGCCTCGGCGGATCCGTTGATGCCCATCTCAACGATGGAGTCCACCATCACTGGACCGTCCTCCTTGCCCGGTTCGAAGATGCCCCACTTGTCGCCAGGGAACAGCGCAGACCAAAGCGACCCGAGGGCCGAGCTCAGCACGCTGGTTATCGGCGCCGGTATCTTGCCGCTCTTGAGGACTGGAAAGCCAGGTATTCCGGCCATGTTGACTCCTTGGT